GCAGCCATACAAAAGCGCAGAGTCGAAGTTGTCCCCTAACCATGTTGTTCCTGCGTCCACAATTGACTCAGGGTAGTAGTAATAATGCAACTCTGCATAATACTGAGCGTCTGGCGTAGGGCCTAAAATGAACGACAACTCCGTCTGATTTGCAGACTGAGGGCCAAAGATGGCATAGTATTTTGGAAGGGACAACTCACGTGGGTTTGGATAAACCTCACGTATAAAGTTGACATCCTTGTTGAGCAAATAAGTGTAGTCACCTTGGAACGTAATCGCCCCTGACACAGCACCACTATTGGCCACACTCAACGTGATTGTTGTTCCGTTGATTAAAGACACAATCGCTTCTGTACCAATACCTGTTCCAGAAGCATACTGACCAACCACAATACCCGAAGCACTGGCTACAACAATGGTGAATGCACCAGAGGATCCTGTTGCCGTAGTGCTTACATAAGGATAAATGGCCAATGAATAGCTAGACAAGTAGTCCGTGGGGCACTCTAAATACTTGTTACCGGTCGTCAAAATACCAGTCACATTCTTACGCAAATTGGCAATTTGCACCGAATTGTAAATACGCTGCTCCGCTTGACGCGTGAACGTGTCCAAGTTATCAGTGCTGAAGCCCTGATTCTCGGTGTATGCAATGATTGCAGCTTTTAATTCCGTATATGTCATATGATGCTCGTTTTGACCGGTGAAAGCACCGCGGCAGCCCACAAAGGCTTCGCATAGGGCATCGGCATCATCCCAATACTAGCAAACGAAGTATCAGCCGTGAACCCGACGTAGACGGTAACCGCAAGTCTACTCTCTGGGCGAGGCTGATGCAAGGCCTGTGGCTCATTTATCGTTCGCTTTGGTTCCAACTGTGGGTGCTTAGGCTCATAGCACTCAGGACAAACTTTAAAGCCTGTCCATTCCTTGATAAGCGTATTGAGTTTGTACCGTTGGCCACACCTGTCGCACAGCGCAATTGCAAATTTGCCTGATACATAGGCCATGGGTTACCTCTGCGTGTACGTAGGTACCACAAAGAAGCCTGAACGCTCACGGTCTTCAGAAGCTGCACGCATAAACTCTTCTTCGTACATCTGCTTAAGCAGCATGACGCGATCAGGCGCTTTCTTGACCGACAGATAGTACGCCAAAGCCGCTACCAAGCACGGCAGGAAGCGGAAAGAGATGTCCGCTGTATTGCTAAACCCACCAGCATTGTCCATGCGACGAATTGCATAGTAGACAAACGTCCACGTCTGCGTTGCATCAGGAGATGGGTACAGAAACACCTTAGCCGGCACCGTGCGTTGAATGTAGTACTGCGCAGGGCGTGACTGAGTCAACTTATTGGGCACATGGAGCCACTCAGCGCGGCCTATGCGGTCAATTGTGATGTCCTGCTGGGTAGACTGGCCTGCATTGGTCCGAATCACGGCGGAGAGGCCATCAATCGTATCTGAGGGCAGGTCATACTCGTACACACCCGGCGTCAGCACCTGCTGGCGCTGCTCAATCGTCCACAAATTAAGACCGCGATTAGCCCACTCTGCAAAAATCAAGTTGACGGAGCGTAGCGCCGTCTTCATGTCGTAACCGTCGCGCACCTCAATACCGCAGCGCTCATACGCCTCAGCTATGAGGTCGTCAAACTGCAGATCGAAATCGGATACGCCGGAAACAGCCATATCAATAGATCATTGCTGTGCGGGCACGGGCTGCACCAACACCACGGACGGCAACTTTGTCACCATGAACGCTCTTTTTAACGTTCTCGCTAAGCGTTTCACCTTGTGATTGGCCAACACCCGCAACCATGCCGCCTTTAGCAAAGCCTTTTTTGGCAATGCCTTCGCCTTTTTTAGCAAGGCCACCATCTTTGTATCCATGTTTCATTTTGCTATCCTTTTAAAGTTGTTGCCATTAAACGATCTAACTTTTCGTCCAATCTGTCTAACCTGTCCAAAACACGGTTGATGTCTGCATGGACTTCGGCTTTGGTCACATATTCCTTGGCAATTTCTTCGCGTGTACGATTGAGCAGGATCTGAAGACGATTAATCTCAGATGCCTTGTCGCGCAATACCCAACCCACGAATCCTATACCTGCCGTTAGGATCATGTTCCAAACAACGCCTTCCATTTAGCACTTCCACTTCCGTAGGCTCTTATTAATCCGGCTATTCGGATCTTTGGCAGTCTTCTCGCTTGTATTCTTCTTTCGCATGCCTTCCATACGGGCACAGAATGAATCTTTACGAGGACCTCCCTCTGGCTGCGGGGCCTTTAATCCGGGTTTACCCGGATTAGCCTTGTTGTAAGAAGCGCGGCCCTTGGCGTTTAATCCGCCGCTAGGACTTTTGCCCTCTTTCCGCTGCCAAGCGGGAGACTTAGCCATGATTAATACATCTTGCAGGGCTTGTTACGGGCCAAGCCTACACCACGGGGCGTAGTGGAACCAGAAGGAGCCACTGTCTTACGTGCTGTTTGCTTAGGGCCGCCTTTAGCCATGTCTTGCTTCTGTGCACCGGGCTGAACTTCGCCTTGGTACTGATCGTCTGCCATTTTTGCTGCTCGTCCCATTTTGGACTCCTTATCCGTAATAAATGTTTACTGCCGCTAAGTTTGTCATATACGCGTATATGCCATATCTAGCTACCACACCATCATTTGGAATAACAGGAGCATTGTTAAATGTGTCCCCTGCACTGACGTCGTATGTCAACAACCAACGCGTTGCATACACCATGGCCGCCCCTGCTGTGATGCTGCCGGAATTGATGTCGGTAATTGTAAAAGTACTTGAGTTTGTGACCGTTACGGAATAGTTTCCGTTTGTAGCCGTTCCCCCTGTTCCTGCTGCAAAATCCGCACCAATTGTATCCCCTGTGGCCAAACCATGGCCAGCTTGAGTAATGGTCACTGTATTGCCAGAACGCCCATAAGTAGCAGTCGTAATTGGAGCGGTGGCTGTGTCAAACAGAGACACCGCCCCTGCCGTAGCAGTACCCACGTAGGATATGCCTTTAACACGGTTTCTTCCTTGCACCAAAAAACCACTAGCGTTTATGTGCGCTTGTTTTACGTCATACTGAAAGGTCATAATTAATCTCCTTGTAAACGGGGGCCTCGGCCCCCTAGATCAATTAAGCAGTACGGGTAAACACGTAGGCTGTTGCGCTGGAGAACATGATAGTGAAACGGGCAAGGCCAGTTGCACCAGCAGCAATTGTCAGGTCACCGAAACTGCCGGGAGTGTCAGCAGCAGCGCTAGACAGGATGCCGTTGGTTGCAACAGCAATTGTCACCACGCTTGCGCCAGCAGTGTTATCAACGTACAGATCCATCACTGTGCCACGGGTTGCGCTTAAAGCAGCACCAAGCAACGTGCCTGTGGGCAACGTAATGGTTGTAGTAGCGGCAGATGTGGAGGTGATGTAGCCTGTAGCAACTTGTGCTGCAGTAGCCACCGCCGTAGCGTTAATCGCAGCAGTTGTGGGGTGGTTTTGATCTTGAAAAACCAAATTTGTGGTAGTCAGGTTAGTTACGCTGGTGGTAGCACCAAATGTAGCGTCAACGGTGACTGCGCCAGTGGTGGCACTGATAGAAATGTCTTGAAAACCATTTACGGAACGAACTGGTCCATTAAACGTGGTATTTGCCATGATTTTTCCTTACATACAAGTGGAGTGCATCAATCTGTATGTCGTCAGCCGGGACTGTTTGATGCACCGGATTACCCCGGAGTGATTGCAATATACACCAAATAAAAAGGGAGCACAAGGCTCCCTTTTCAAATATTTCCGAAGAAATATTATGCGCCGGGCGAACCGTAAGCGCCACGTGGGTCAGACCAGCCGAAGCTGTAACGCTCACGAGCCTTGTAACGAACGTTACCTGTGTCAAAGTCGCCTTCAAAGGCGGTCTTGATGGGTGAACGCTGGAACATTTTCAAGCCGTTAGGTGCATCAGTGATGATGAACCAAGCATTGACGTCAGTCAGGTAGTGATTGACGGCATAGCCTTCTGGGAGCATGCCCATGGACTTGATAGCGTTGACATCATTGTCAGCAGTGCCAGTGCGCAAAGTGCTCTTCATCAGGCGCTCTGCAGTGAACTGCAGTTCCTTAGGAACAATCATCTTGCGACCAGTCAAAGCGACCTTCAAACCACGCTCGTCGATGAACGCGGCGATGTCGATCAACGCTTGCTCCAACGATGTCTCGTTCAAATCTGCAGGCACTGCGGGAGTGTTTGCATAGTTGGAAGACAAAGCAGTTGGGTGGGCTGTAGAGAACAATGCAACGCCGTCGCCGCCGGCATAGTTGCCGCCAGTGAAACCGTTGTTCAACACAGAAGCAGCTTTTACTTGCTTTGTGAAGCTCATTGAACGAGCCATAGCCTTGGTGTAACGACCTGACAAGCGGTCATACAAGTTATCTTCCACGGCTTCCTCTGTCAACGCGAAAGCCATAGCAATGGTTTCGTGTGTGTAGCGGGCTGTGAAGGATTCCAGTGCTGTGTCGTACTGAACACCGGCACCCTCGGTTTTCACCGGGGCTTGACCGAAGCCAGTCAACATGACCTCTTCTTCAAATGCACGATCAGATGTCTCAATAGAGAAAATCTCTTCGTGCTCGTTTTCGTAACGCTTGTACTCTAAACCGAACAGTGCGTTCAGGCCGGGCTCAAGTTCTTTTACCAGTTGGGAACGTGTAATAGCCATGATTATGCTCCGTCAGCAGCAACACCGACGCTACCGTACTGGTGTTGATTAAGTTTAACAACAACAACTGTATAGGTACCTATTTCGTTGTCGGGCTGCTCGCTCACACCAACAATCTTGAATGTCAAGGCTTGTGTTTTTGCGATAGAGGCAGAGCTCAATGAACCAGCAGAAACACCAGTCGTTGTGCTACCAGTTGTGGAAGCAGTAGGATCAGCGTTCTTGCCAATATTGGCCTGAGTAATTGCACCGTCGGCTTGCACCAAGAACAGTTGTGATGGGTCATCCAACACTTCACAAGCAATAATGCCTTGTGTGATGTTGACACTACCGGGGTAGAAGTTTTTCCATGTGGGCTTGCCCGCACGGGTTGGGTCATAGTACTGGCAACCGTTGAACACGCCTGTGGGGGC